ATTATAAATTTTTTGCGTTTTTCCGGCTCGATTTTCTATTCTGAGGCTGATACGAAAGTCAAAAAATTTTATTTTTCTACGCACTAAATCCCACAAGGTCAGCATCACTGCCGAACTCTACGGGATTTGTTTATTAAATTGTCCGCGACAGTTCGGTACCGTCCTTGAATCGGAAAGTAATCTGGAACACTGATTCAACCACAGCCCTCTCCACCACCGCGTTCCAAAGCCCCTCGTCAAATTCCGCAATAAGACCATTTCTTCTTTCCAGTTCACGCATAAAAGCCGTCACCATTTCACGTTTCGCGGCACGTTCGAGCTTTTTATCCTCAATCTCCCTCAAAGCCGTTTTTGCCTTTTCAAACCTGTCGGCAAGAGCCGCATATTTCTTGTTGTATTCATCCTGATTTAAAGCAGTGTTGGCGTTTTCCTCAACGCACTTTCGCAGAAGTTCGGTTACAACCTCAATTTCCTCCCGCAATTTTTCGTTTTCCCTGTCAAGTTCCGCCGTATCGGTCAGTTTCGCAACAATATCCCTTAATCCCTCTAAAATCTCTGCCTTATTTTCAATCAGCTGATTAATTTCCTCAACAAACGCTTTCTTTATATCGTCCTCATACAGATGCGGCGTTTTGCACTTTTGTTCATTGCTGAATTTGTGGTTGCATTGCCAGATCACCCGCCTGTATTTGCTCGTGCTGTGCCATACCTTGCTGCCGTAAAAGCCGCCGCACTCGCCGCATACGATTTTCCCCGAAAAACAGCTGCCGCCGGTTTTGTAACCGCCAACGGCTTTTCTTTTTTTGAACTCGTGCTGCACAAGGTCGTAAACCTGTGGGTCGATAATTGCCGGATGGCTGTTTTCAACGAAATATTGCGGCACTTCACCCTCATTTATCTTCTTTTTCTTGGTTAGAAAATCAACCGTAAATGCCTTTTGTAATAATGCGTTTCCAGCATACTTTTCGTTTTTCAAAATACTTTCAACAGTGGACGCAAGCCATTTTTGCTTACCCGCCGGGGTCGGAATGCCCTGTAAAGTCAAATGCTTTGCTATACCTGTGGTTGTTTTTCCTTCAAGGAACAGTTTGTAAATGAGCCTTACGACTTCAGCTTCCTTTTCCAAAATTTTTGGCAAACCGTCCTCACCCTTTTCATATCCAAGAAATTGAGCATATGGAAGGCTGACCTTGCCGTCATTGAATCGCTTCCGCATTCCCCAAGTGACATTTTCACTAATTGACCGACTTTCCTCTTGCGCCAAGCTTGACATAATCGTAATCAGCAGTTCGCCCTTGCTGTCGAGTGTAAATATGTTTTCTTTCTCAAAATATACTTCGACCCCTTTTTCTTTCAGCTGACGGACAGTGGTGAGCGTATCAACTGTGTTTCTCGCAAACCTTGACACCGATTTTGTGAGGATTAGGTCAATTTTGCCGTTCAAGGCATCGGCTATCATTCTGTTAAAACCGTCACGTTTTTTTGTTGAAGTTGCCGAAATACCCTCATCCGAATATACTTCAACAAGCGTCCACGCAGGATTTTCGTTTATCTTCTGTGTGTAATAATCAACCTGAGCCTCATATGAGGTCAGTTGTTCCTCATTATCTGTGGAAACACGGGCATAGGCGGCAACTCTCTTTTTCTGAAACGCACTGACCGATACTGGAGCAAACCTCCCAATTGTCGGCGGTATGATGGTTACTGCTCTTGCTGACGGCATAATTTTTCCCTCCACGTTTCTTTTCTCGATTTATGCGCCCAGTGCCTTTCAACAGCTGTCCCGCCATCAAAAATGAATATTAACGTATTGGCTTCAGGCACCTGAATTTGCTGAATCTTGCTTTTAAAAATATTTTCATCAAAGTCAGATATGCCGAGAACAATATTTGTTTCCTTAGTTAATATATCCTCTGGAATCTGCTGTGAGGGGCAGGCGTTTTTACCGAAGGTGTTAAAAGTGGTGCAAATCCATACCGCCCTTTTGGCGGTAATCTTCCTCCGATAATGTTTGCCGCACCTGCCGCAGACTATCATTCCAGTGAACGGATATGTGGTCGGAGTTTTCGGCTTGGAATGATATTTTGCCGCCCTCCGCGCAAGCTCAGCCTGTACTGCGTCAAAAGTCACCTTAGCGATAATCGGCTCATGACTGCTTTCTACAAAATACATTGGCAATTCACCGTTGTTTTTACGAGTCTGTTTTGCAAGGTGGTCGGAAATATATGTTGTTTGCAAAATCAGATTTCCTGTGTATGCGATGTTGCGGAGCACCTCGTCAACGCTGCTTTTGCCCCATGCGTTTCCAAACCGTGTGCTGATGCAGGCGGCGTTGAGCTTTTTCATAATCTGCTCCTTGCCCATACCAGAGAGGAAATCGGAAAAAATGGAACGTACAACTTCAGCCTCTTGGGGTTCTACAGTAAGAACACCGTCAAAATATCTGTATCCCAACATAGTCGTATTCTGCGGCATACCATTCTGAAACCGAGTCCGTACCCGCCACTTGCAGTTTTCACTTACAGACCTTGATTCCTCTTGCGCAAAAGAAGCGAGGATAGTGAGCATTAACTCGCCATCCCCGCTTATACTGTGGATATTCTCTTTTTCAAAATAGACGTCGACGTTTAGATCTTTAAGTTCGCGCACCGTTTCCAGCATAGTGACTGTGTTCCTTGCAAAACGAGATATTGACTTCGTAATCACCATGTCGATATTGCCGTTTCTGCAATCAGTAAGCAGCCGTTGAAATTCCGGACGGTCGTTTTTAGTACCTGTCATTGCCTCGTCAGCATAAACCCCAGCATATTCCCAGCCTCTGTGCTTTTGAATGTAATCGCTGTAATAACTTATCTGAGCCGAAAGCGAATGGATCATTGCATCCTTGCCGCTTGAAACTCTGGCATAGGCGGCAACGCACTTTTTCGCCGGAAGTTTTGACACGCACGGCTCAACTTTATGAATAATTCTATCCATTAAACCACCCCTCGTGTCAAATGTTAACTCACAACTTGATACAAATCAAGTAAGTTTTACCCTATAAACTGCCGATTATGGGGCGGTATTTTGCCTTAAGCATTGTGTCAATCTGACGGAAATCAGTCTCTGCTATCAGCCCGTTTCCGAGCATTTGCTTTGCTATGCAGAGAGAAACGCGGTAATTCTTTTCACGCTCAAACTGTTCATGCGACATGATTTTCGCCACTCTTGAACCGTGATTTTATGTAACAGCTGTGACAGCAGTATTTCCGGCTTTTGTTGCCGTAGCTTTCAAATTCAGCGCCGCAGCTCTCGCAGGTTAGAATATAAAAAGCCTTTTTTGACAGTTTGTCGGCATTTGCTTTCCACCATTCCCGGCGGCATGGTTCGGAGCAGAATTTCTTGGGTTTACCCTTAGAACCTTGTTTAAGTGGCTTTCTGCACTGTCTGCACGTAATATTTTTTTGATTAATAATAGGGGGTTTGCTTTTTGCAAATTCGCAAAGTCCGTTTCGCCTGCAAAACGACTTTATGGTATTAATCGAAATGCCGAGGTTTGCGGCTATCGTTGAATAACTGCCGCCGACCAGCCGCATACGCCGCACCTGTTCTTTTTGAATTGTATTCATTTTAAAAAAACTCCTCAAAAAAATTAAGGACAGCCCCCCGGACGGACTGTCCTTTGATACTTATATGCCTTAAGTATTTGCCGCCTTAGCAACCTCAGCATCAAAGCTGCCTTTCGCCGTCATATACGCTGACCGAATCAGAGTGTCGGCTTCATCTAGAGTTATTGGCACACCGCAGCTGTTGAGCCGCCCGATGAGGTTAGCCTTTGCGCTCTCAAGCTTCTGCGGTCCGCCAAGCTCCTTGAAAGCGTCCTCGGCAAAGAGTACCGCCTCATTTGCGAGATGGCTTTTTGTCTGCAAGGTTGAGATGAGCTTCGCCATCTTTTGAGCTCCAATGAAATGCTTCACCGCCGCGAACAGCGCGCCTATAAGGCACGGAATGCCCGCTGATATAACTGTGTACAACAGGTTTACATAAATTTGATTCATAACTTTTCCTCCAAATTCAGTGTTTTAAACCTTGAACATACCAAAAGAAAAAGCCCAGCAGGGTCATTGCTATTGAAAAGGCAACAGCCCACAGAGCTTTGGTCACTCCGTCCAGCGATTTCGTGAGGTAGGTTAGGTCGGTTTTAAGCTCTACAATTTTTTCTGAGTGCTCTCTGAATTCGCCATCGCCCTTGTCGAGCCGCTCGTCAATTCTGTCAAAATGTTCTTTGCAAGTCTGATTCATGTCGTGTTCCATTTCAGTCACCCACCTTACCGATTAATTAAAAGCAGCAGCGCCAATATATGCCGTCCTGCTGTTAAAGCTAATCTGCCGCCACCCACCTGCGACAATAGCAGTTACAAATGCCTGACCGCCTTTTGCAATGCCGACAACGCCGCTTGCGGTGCTCGCTGTGCTGTGAATATAGAACGTGCCCTGCTTTACCGTTTCGACATGTTTGGCTGCTACAGGGGACGGAGCTTGGATTGCTGCGCTGTCATACTGCGAAAGGTTATACTGCTTGATAAGTCCAATGAGCTGGTTCGAATAGCTCGGCTCGGTGGCATAGCCGTCCTGCTGCAAAAGCTGACAGACTTTCGTGTAATCGGTGCAATGAAGAATGTTCGCGTACCGTGGACTGGTAGCTATGAAATTCCCGTGGTCGTCAATGCTCGCCGCATATGAGGGGTATGACCGAAATGCCGCCACGGTATTTACATACTGACCGTTAATAAATTCCTTTGTGCTGACGGTGACGCACGGTCCGGTGTAGCCGTTCGCCTTGATGCCGAAAAGGTTGTTTGCGATAACATGCTGTCCCCACCCGCTTTCATCGGCAGCCTGAGCAATTGTCACGCTCGCGACAATACCATATTTTTTCTGAGCAGCCTGCGCTCCTGTTTTTACAAGGTTAATAAAATCTGTTTGCAATGACATGTTTTCTCACTCCAATTTTTATTTTTTTATGCTTGTGTTGCTTCGGGCGCGGTTTCAGCAGCTTCCTGTTCGGTTTTTTCTCTCTCCTGTTTCTGCGCCTCGACCTGTTTCTGAACCAGCGCGTTCACTTGCAACTGTACATCTTGCAGCACATATGAGACGATTGTCGGAGGTAACTGCGCGGCGTTAATTTCCGCCACAAGTTTGTCCTTAAATTCTGCGACGAGTAAATCAAACATAATATAATCACACACTTTCTTGAATTTTGCAAATATTATGATATAAACAAGTTTTCAACTAAGTTTTAAACAAGATGTTGATAAATAGTTACAACTAAGCCGTAAACAGAACAAAGCCGAGGCTTGTCGCTTTGTCCGATACAGTTGTCATGAATTGCTGATACTGCGTTTTAATAGTAGCTGCGTTGGTGGGGTCTGCGGCTTTAGTGGCATCGATTGTTGTTGAGCCGACGGTTGCATTCATATTCGTACCGTCAAAAGTCGCGTAGAGATTGATAATCGGGATATTCGTTGTAGTGCCATCATTATTGGTTTCGGTTAGAACCACCTGCGCATTGAGGTTTATAATTTCGTTTACTGTCATTTTAGTACACTCCTTTCAAAATCCGTATCATATATTACCACAGGGATGCACTATCTTTTTTCCTTATTTCGCGGCCATTTTTTCTTCAAGGGTCGCAATTCGAGTTGTGAGAATATCGTTTTGTGAAGACAATTCCTGCGCGGCTTTCCACAATATTGCCGCCATGTTGTATTGATTTATTCCGTTTTTCTCCGCACTCAAAATTTCCGGGCGCGTCCTATAATTTTTGCCAATAACAAAGCCATAATTGATGTGGTCAATGCTCTGCTTTACATCCT